GTAAGTTGGCGGAGAGTACCATTTAAGGACTCATCAAAATTCTGTGGTAGGGCAACAATGATTAAGTCTCCAGCACGAGGAGGGCCGGACGATGTCCCACCAATCAGTGTAATATAGCCGCCATTAACAATCCGCAAAAACAAAAGGAAGGTAACGCCGCCGTTAGCGTTGTATACAAGGGGGCCAGATCCCTCATTATCACCTGCAGGGAAGCCACCTCCGGTCCCGAAAGTAGTCCAAGGAAGGACAGAATCAGGAAAATCGAAACCGTAAGTGGAAGCAAGGGATGAAGAGGGAGTGGATTGGATATCGGAGCGATAGATGACACAAACTTTACCGGTATATCCGGGGGGCCAGGTGATAGTATCGAGGCCACCAGAACCGGAATCACTAAGGGTTGTACCCATGTCGGACTCAGGGACTAAGGTTGGTGGAAAATTGGTAGAACCAAAGTACACAGGTCCGCCAGGGATAAAATGACCTTGTGGGAGCACGTAGTGATCATAGACATCAACAGTATTAAGTAATTTTGGTTTAAGAAGGGTGATGTCGTATGTACACCACAACTCGCCAATATTGGTCGACGCGCCTTGCATGCCAACAGTCGCAATCTGGAAATTGCCCCAGTCATAAAGACGGGCATCTCCAGATGTGACTGCACCAGCACGCGTATAAAGTACATTTGTAGGCGTTTCAACACGATTGCACTCGATAGGGTGCATTAACGAGATCGAAGGTTTGCCAGAAGTGGTAAATTGGGTTTGTTCCATCTCGAATTTGTTGGCGAATGGTGGGTCGAGCACGTTATAATCAGTGGCCATCACGACAGTACCAGAGGCGGTGTTAGTGGAAGATAGGGCATCGTAGGAATTGGATTTAAACTCATAAATGAGTCCATTGATACGATACTCCTGATAGTTTTCAGCTGACGCAGAAAGCCAAGGAAAAGAGGCCAAAAGGGCAGGCTGAATAGGTATGGATTCATTTTTAAACGCGCCAATGGTATCAGAAGTGATGACGTCAAACAGATATTCACGATGGACGACACGTGTTCCAGCGGTAAGGTTTTTGAAAGAAGGAAGTTGGTCCATAGAAGTAATAAGACTATTCGATGATACTTTATAGTCTCCGAAACCAGTGACGGCTCGGAACATTTCACCGGCAGAGGCGCCGATTTTACTTCCTGTAGGACCAAAAATTCCACCAATACGGGAGCCAAGACGCACCGCATTAAATGGCTTTGGGCGGCCATTGCGGCCGCCACGAGCCTTTCGTGGTTGATTGAGAGGGCGATGCTTGCCTTTGAAGCCCGGAGGGGGAGCTGGACCAGCTTTTCGACGAGGACGACGCTGATTGCGTTGTTGTTGTTGTTTGCG